TTATAATCAATTAATTTTTTTGTACTAATTGGATTCAATTTAACCATTTATAAATTACCTTCTACCTTTTTATCTATTTCTAAATCACTCAAAAATCTTTCTGGATTAAATCTCCAGTTATCTTTAGCAAATGAGGTAGCTGCTTTTATACATGCATTTTCATAAACTTCTTTTTCTAGATAAGGTTTTAATTCTTTTAGAATAGAAGAAAAGTCGTAGTAATTTTGTCTTAAAAATGTTGGATCTCCAGCTTGATTTCTTTTAAAAACTTTTTGATTTATTATTCCCGAAGGCTCATACAGTGTTACTGTTAAATATTGTTTTGCAAATCCCCAGTCATTATATAAGTTGTAAGCTTCTGCAGCTTCAATTGCATTATTATAAAAAATAATTGTTCTAACTGGATCTTCTCCGTCTCTAGAAATAGTTAACATATAAGCATTAGCATTTTTCTGCTTAACGCTATTTAAGTATTCAGATACTATGTCTGAGTGTTCAGGCTTTAATTGTTCGTTCATTTATATCCTTAAATATTTCTTTATTTAGAGAGATTGGAGTTCCCCTAAGTTCTTTAACAAACATTGTGGAAGAGTATCTTATAGAATTACTCTTTACTGGCATGGTTCCATGTAGAATATTTCCGTCATGAAATACTAGGGATCCAGCCTTTGGTTTGTAAGACACATCTAAATCTTTATAATGCAGCTCTCCACCTTCATAATCATCATTCCAATAGATTATAATGCCGTACCTAATAAAGCTTTCTTCTTCATCTCGCCACTCATCAGTATGATAATTTAAAAAATCATCTACCATATATCTATTTAAGTTCAATCCAGTTATTTCTAAATAGTTAACAAATAGGGTTCGTACTCTTTCTTCTATATCATCAAATATTGGTATGCTTTTGTCTGGCAATGATTTTGGCGAAGAAATAACTTTTCCATCCCACCAGCTATAGTCTTGATTTTTAGTTCCTGTAAACCAAATATTTTCTGGAATAGATTCCGCAAACAAGGTCATAAATTTACATTCTTCTTCAGAAGCAAAATTTTCAACCTCAAATATACCAGCGTATATTTGGTTTACTTTCATAGAAACTACATCATTCCTTGCATCTGCTCGTGATAAGCTTTTATATATTCCTCTGTTGGTCCACCTGGGCCACCAACAACATATCCATCAACAAATATGAATCCAGGAGTAATATATTTTTCTCCTTCTTTCATAATATGAACCTGATGCTTATATGGATCAGTAGATGGGAAAATTAAAGCACTACCTGCTTTTGGTTTAGCTGTGAATGTAACCATGTCTTTTGTTTTTGGATCTAGTGCATCATCAGGTGGACGTAGATGGCCATTAACTTCTAATCTTAAATCTTCTGGTCTAATTACAAAGGAGATTTCTCCTCCTTCATAATTATCGTTCCAGTAAATAATAATTGACCACTCTAGGCTATTATCTCCAGCCTGTCTGTCAAAGTGTGCACCCATTGCACAGCCTGGTATGTATTTAGATATACCAACAAAAGGAGAAACATTTGGCTCTCCCTTTAAGCCTCTGTCCACAATAAAAGCTTCTGCAATATTTTTAATTGCATTTCTAATTGTAGAAATAATTAAGTCTACATCTTTTCTAACCTCTGGGTCTAAATTTTCAACTTCTGCTAGGTTAAAATCTTTTTTCTTGCCGAATATATTTCCATCTCGGCTACTTGAGTTCCAGTTATTCCATTTTGGAATTACCTTATGCACTCTTTCATCGGAATCTAGCTTATTGATTAAATCAATAATGGCTTGAGGATTCTCAATTACGTCCGAATACATGTAAACATTTTCATGTAATTTTGCTTCTAGTTTCATTATATTTTCTCCTCTATTTTATATTTATTGCCGTCTTGATCTAACTTGTAACCTTCTTTTAAGGTTTCTTGCCAATCAGATTTAACTATTTCTTGCTGTTCTCTAATTTGTTTCATTTGTTCTGCCCACTCATCAATTTTTTCTTGACCATACGCACTCTCATCTCTATCGTCCCAGAAAGAACCTAGAGTATATCTTACTCCAGACTCAATCAATGTGACCTCATGAGTATTATCAAATCCGCCAGCAAACGAAGCAAGCATTCCAGTCTTAGGATGAATAACTTGATTTTGCTTATTAAATACTAAAAGGCCTCCAGTAAATTCATCATTTAGATAAAGAAATGATGCATATCTACTTCTTTCAAAGGGGCCAGAATTTCCTTCTAAATCTGTGTTATCAGAGTGCTCTCTTGCATAAGCACCTGGCTCCCATTTTTGTGCGTGGAAACCAATTTTAAAAATTTGACTAGGATCTTTGCCATGAACTTCTGCAACCGAATTAATAATTTTATTTTGCAATTCTGAAAAAAATGTTGGACTTAATCCAAACTGCTCTAGCTCTTCATCGTTATCTTGTGGAAGAACAGAAGAATATGATTCATAAAATGTGATAGGCGTCCAGGAAAGTTTACCGTTTTCCACTTGAGCCTCTAAAACATTTATGACAGCCTTAGACTCTTCTGGTGTAAGTAAGTTTTCATAAACTAATATGTCATCAGTTAATCTTTTATACTCAGACATTTTTACTCCTCATAAACACTTTCATAAAGATTTTTTCCACGGTTTTCTGGGTCTAACAAAGTTCTATAATAATCCTTATTCATGTCTGGCTTATTTTCTCCAGTATGCTCTAGGATAGTCCAAAAGAATGGGACCGTATATCTTATATTACCTTTAATTGCTGTAACTCCGTGAATATAATTCATATCTCCTGGGAAAAAGTATGCAGCACCTCTTTTAGGCTTAATACTGACTCCTTGTAGTGGCCAATATATTTCTCCACCCTCATAGTCGTCATTTAAATAAAATAAACTTGCTATGTCGTAGTATGGAAAATCATTTGGAAGCCCAGCATCTGGACCATCATGTAATTCTTTATCTGCATGAGGCTTTTGAAGTTGTCCTGGAAGCCACCTAACAATTGTTTGTCCTGTTGGCTGAACTTTAACATTAAAAAAGTTTTCTATTATTGGCTGAAGTCTTTGAAATAAGCCTTCTATGACTGGACCAATTTTAGGATCATTTCTATCCAAAGATGGTCTTGTTGCCACTCTATCTTTCCAATAATTAGCATCATATATAGTTGTACCATTTTCATTTACATGACTTTCGGTCACATCCCAAATTGTGATGCCCTTTGCTGACTTTTCGAGAAAATCTATTTCCTCTTCAGTCATAAAATTTTCTAGCTCAACAATATTGTCTTTACTTGTGCCAAAGAAACCTGAAGGTGTAATAGAAGTTGTTACTCTTTCTAGGTGGTTTACATTCATTCTTTCCATATTCATATTATATCATTTCCGATGGCTTTGTAGACATATCATTAATTTTTAGCCTTATTGACTTAGTCTCATGCTCGCCTAATTTAGTTCCGTCATATTCTACAGCGTCTCTATAGAAATTAGTAAACCCGTCTTTTGTTTTTTCTGCCCAAGCTTTAGAGCGCTCTTCTCTTTTAGTCCACCACTCTTCTGGCCAAACTTTATCTTCTATATCTAATTCAATATCATTTAATGATTTTAGAGATATTGGAATAAATGTTGCCACTGGGGTTCCTGCAGGTATTCGTATAACAGTATTTGGCCTAGTAATTCTCCATGCTACTGGTATTGCTTCTTGATAAAACGATGTAGATATCAAAGTTGTGAATGGTGTTGCACCGTCTATAAAATAATTAGGGGGCACCATCTGAAGCATTGTAGTATCTTCATCTGTTTCAAAAAATATTCCTGTGTAAAAACTTATAGTTGCATTTGCTCTTTGGGTACTACAGACTCCTGCTGGATCTTTTATAACTTGAACGTGTGTATCTGCAGCCTCAGATATTCCATCCCATATAAATTCTATATCATCCATAAATGATACAGACCAACCTAAAGTGTTTGCTAGGGTTACTGGAAAGCACTTATATGCATGTGCATTTGCAGTATTATCCATCCACTCTCTTTTAACTTTAGTCTGCTCTATTATAACCCTATGTGCAGGATGTCTATAAGCTTTTACTTTCATTATTCATTATCCCATTTTGGATCATACATGTCTGGAGTATGAAATTTTCTACTGTAATCAAGCATTGTAACTATAGAGTATTTTGTTCCAGATGTTACTGGCTTTGCCTGGTGTGGGTACATATAATTTGAAGGGAATATATACAAATCTCCAGCTTGTGGCTTAATGTTTAATTTCTGCAATCTAAAAAATAATTCTCCTCCATCATAGTCGTCATTTACGTAAGCAACTAATGATACTGTGCAGTTATAAGAATATCCATGATCATGATGCTCCATAAAGTGTTGACCTGGACCGTACTTAATAAAGTTAAATGCTTCCCAATACTTTAACTTCATTAAATTATAATCTTTTCTATAATCTTCTACTGCTGGGAATTGTGCATCATAAACATCTTGCCATAATGCTTGAAGCTTTAGAGACTCTTCGCTTGTGTCTTGCTGAATATCAGTTTTCTTAAATTTAAAATCATTACAGTCTCTGTAGTCTGGAATTAATTGTTGATATCCTACATATGCTGGCTGCCAAGCATATCTGGCTCCAGAATTAACTGGCGCAAGAATTGTTTCAAGTCTATTGATTACATCAATCTCTGGCTTTATTACATTTCTATAAACAGAAATTCCGTTTCCAAGTTGTTCTTTGGTAGACCCAGTTTTAGCGCTGTTTTGTTCTGTCACTTATATTCTCTCCTGCTCCATACGTTCTTTATGTATACGCCGCCATCTGGCTGCCTATATTTTGATGAGTTCTCTATCTGCCTTTTCATCATTTTGTCTGGGGAAATTTGATCAATAGAACTTTCCCAATCTTCTCTTTTAAATGGAAGAATTTGTGCAAAGGGTGTTCCTTCTGGAAGAGTTCCTTCCCATCCCTCTATAATAAAAAATGGCAAGGTGCCCATTTCTGTAACCTTGTCACTATCAACTATACCTGTAGTATTTATAAAAGGCAAGTCAAATCTATTCATTGGTGTCATGAACAATGCACTGTATCCTTCTGGCAATTCAAATGACCAAGGAGACCACCAAGCAAAATGCTCTTTATAATACCCTTTAGGATGATGAAACTGTGGCATAGGATTTCTTTTTTGGATAAAATCTTGATGCCTTTTATCTAAAATTTTTACATCAATCTTTCCCATAGAGTTTTTATAAAATGTTAATTCAGTTGGAGTTTTTAAAACATATCCTGTAGCAAATCCGTCCATAATTGCTGGGCAGGCTTTCCAGGTAGGAATCTTTCCATAATCGTCCTTAGTTCCTTCTTTTGCTACTGGGCATATTGCTTTTGTTGCTTTAAAATAATCTCCATTAGGCATTTTTGCATATCTATCTGCAGTCTTATACCATTCTGGCATAATGGACTGTGTTGTAGAAGGTACAGAAAGACTGTTTTTATTCAGCCAAGGCTTGTACGGTCTAAATACGATTTTATTAATATTTGTGCTCACTTTTATCTGCATGGTATTTATCGTTATAATCCATCATTACAACGACTGAATATTTAATTCCTTCAGAAACATTTAAAGATGCATGCTCATATACAAAGTTTGAAGGGAATAGAATAATGTCTCCAGCTTGTGGTTTTACTACTAGGTTGTGTCTTGGAAATTCTATTTCCCCGCCTTGATAATCATCATTTAAATACACAACTGCAGAAACTGTACATGTATAAAATGGTCCATGATCTGCGTGTAATTTAAAATATTCTCCAGATAAATATTTTACAAAATTAAATGCTTCTTTGTATTGAATATTAAAGTTCCATAATCTTTCATAGTGTCTAAGAGAATCATTAATTCCTTTATCAACTATGTCATATGCTTCTTCTAGTTCTTGAGTTTTAGGGAAATAGTGTCCAAGCTCTGTTTTTTTAAATTTAATATCGTAACAGTTTCTGACATGAGCAATATGTCCAGCTGGGCCATTTACGTGAGCACCGTGCCAATGCAAATTAGGAAGTCCTTTTGCAACTTCCCCTTCTAATAAATCTATAACTTTTTTACAATTTTCTCTTGATATTGCGTTTCTATATAGCTGTATTCCATACTCTAAATTTATTGATTCAATAGAGTTGTTTACTTTTTGAGTTTCAAGTCTTTTATTAACTTTTTCTAGTCTAGGTAAATCATACCATTCCATTAATACTCCTAATCATCAAATAAATTGTAGCATAACTTTTTTGAACAAACAATAGCAAAACAATAAGGGCTAGCTCTGCTAGCCCTTATTGTTTTATTTATTTTAATATAGTCTCATTCCAGAGAATGATGGGAACCAAGGTCCGAATCCTGGGAAGAACGGTGGGAAGAACGGTCCGAATCCTGGGAAGAATGGGAAGTACGGTCCAAATCCTGGGAAGAACGGTGGGAAGAATGGTGGGAAGAATGGGAAGAACGGTGGGAAGAATGGGAAGAACGGTGGGAAGAATGGGAAGAATGGTGGGAAGAACGGTGGG